GGCCTGGGCGGAAGCCAGGGCCGCGGCGTCGGCCGAGCTCTTGGCGATGAGGCGGGCCGCGGAATCGCTCAGGAGCGAGAGGGCGGCGGCGGTCTTTGCAAGGTCGGCCATAAAGCGCAATTCCTCAAGTTGTTTGGGCAGGACGATGGCCCCGGTAGCCACGGCCCAAGCGTAGCGAAGCCGGGAAAACAGGCTCACTTGTGAAACCATTGCACGGCCTGGCTCACCACGAAGCCGATGGCCCCGCCGATGAGCGAGAGCGTGCCAAAGAGGATCGCGGCCGCCCGCCAGAATGAATCATGCTGGCTTTTGAGGACGGCCATATCCGTGGCCAACTGGGTGAATTGCGCGCTGAGGGCGGCGTGCTGGGTGTCCACCTTCGCCTCCAGGCGCGTTTGCGCTTCCGCGCGCTCCTGAGCGTGGGCTTCCATGCTCCGTAGTCTCTCTTCCACCAAAATGAGCGCCCTCACTGCCGGGTCAACCGGCAAGCCAAGAGTAGAGGGATCAGTCATGGCGCGCAATCCTACAGATTAGCTTTTAGCTTTTGAACGCGAGGGACGGAGGGCTTCCAGCTTTGCGGCCAGCTCCTCCATACGAGAGTGAAACGCTTCGCGGGCGGTCCGGGTTTCCTCCAGCTCGGCCTGGAGCGCCTGGTTAGCCATCCGCTCTTGCGTCACGAGCTGGCGCAAGCCCTCGTTTTCGCGGTAAAGGTCGTTCGCCATGCGGCGGAACCGGATAGCCTCCATGCGGGCGGTGCCTAGCTCCTGGGCCACCTCCTGGTGCGCTCGGTCGCTCCAAGGGTCCATTCCCTCGCCATCTTGCATTGCCATAGTTGAGCTCCCTTTCTGCTCAGTATCCGATAGCCAGCACGGAGCACGGGAAGCCGGAAATTCCCCCCGTGCTGGCCTTAGTTGCCCCAAAATACGTGGAGTTGTCGATTGGATACGCGAAGGCGTTATCCACGTTTGTGCCTTGGGAATTGTTGTTGGTCGCATAGACCTTGTAAACGCCATTGACGAAAGGCACCGGATAGGAGTGCGCGCCAGGACTGTTGAAGCCGCAGAGCTGCACCCGCACCGGGCCAATATCGAACGCCTGGCCCACGCCGTTGCTGGTGACTTGGAAGAGCTGGCGGAGCACCAGGGGCGTGATGAAGTCCGTGTCATTAACGCCCGCTTGGGCGGCCGCCAGGGTCGCTTTGACCGGCACCACGTTGCCCAGCGAATAGGCCAGGCCGTGGGGCGTCACGTACTTGGCGTCATCCGTGCCGGTGAGGCATTCGGCATCACTGGCTTTGGTCGGCCCCACACGCACCCAGCCCGCGGCGCCGCCCCCGTCCGGGTCGGTCAAATTGCCGTCCACGGTGTTGAGCCACACCACGCCGGGGCTCGAAACGGATTGCAGCGTGGCCAGCTTGGGGTAGCCGCCCACCGCGGAGCAAAAGGTGGAATTGTAGGTGGAGGGCCCGCCGGCGGCTTGCCAGCGGCTCCACTTCGTGACGTAGTTGAGGATGCCATTGACATCCTCGCCGTTGACGTAGGCGCCGCCGCCGCTGAGGGGCTGGAAGGTGTCCGGCGGGAAGCCGTCCGTGAAGCTGGCCGCGCCGTCCGTGATGCCAATTTGGCTGGGCACCGGCACGGGCCGGATGTAGCCGGAGCCGGCGGCATTGGCGAAGGGAATGGCCACGCGGGCGGGGATGTCGCTTAGAAACATATTACACGTCCACCACGATAGAGACGGCCACGCCGGTGGGCTTCGGCAAAAGCCCTTCCTGGCTGGCGATAGCATAGTCCACCGGGGAAAGGGGAGCCCCGAAATGGTATTCCATAGTCATGTCCCCATTATCCTTGACATAGCAATTTCCATAACCGGGAAAGAGCGCCATGAGGATACGATTGATGGACTGGCTTGAACCGTCGCAAATGTTGGCGCGGGCCTTGGCTTCGATCACGCGGCGGAAAATCGGGTCCGCCAGGGCCACGTTATTGGTCGCTGAGGCGCCCTTATACCAAACGCCATGCCCCCAGTTTTGCGCCGTGGTCTGGCCCTCAAAGCCAATGAAGGTCCCACCGGCCGGGATATTGATGATGCGGGAGGCGCCCACGATGCGGCCGAGCACGTCCAGGCCCCAGCCCTCCGCGGTGTCCAGGTCCCACACCTTGCGGAAAAAGTCGTCAAAGAGCCGCCCCGCGTCCAGCCACTCCGCGAACTTGAGCACCACGGCCAGGAGCACCGGGGAGTTGGCATACTGGGAAATAACCGTGGCCAGCACGTCGAATGCCGGAACGCCAGGCGCCGGCGCGGGCGTCGTGATAGGGTTGGCGGCGATGGCCTCCGCGGCGATGGGGAAGCGAGCGAGGCTCACACCAGGTCAACCGTGATGTCCGGGGTGGAGATGCCCGGGAGCTGGTTAATGTCAATGTCCAGGAAGGGCTGGTCCACGGTGCCCCCGGAGAGCCCCAGCTCAATGCTGGCGATTTGGGCCCAGGAGCCCAGGCTGGAAATGGGCGCATAGAACCGATTGCCGTAAAGCCGGGCGCCGATTTTGGGGCGGCCGTTACCGCTGGCATCCGTGCCGGCAAAGACAGTCTGGACCGCCGCGCGCACCTGGGCCACCACGTCCGCGGGCACCTGGCTGTTGTTGGCGAGCGTCACCTTGACGGCCACGGCCAGGAGGTCGGCCCGGTCGAATTTGACGGTATAGGAGGGGTACGGGAGCGAATAGCCGCCCTCCGTGTCTTCCACCGTCACGGAGGTGCCGCCGGTGTAGGCACAACCGGGGGCCTTCCGGCTCCAAATGGCCTTGGCCACGTTGGCGTCCGTGCCGCCGTAAACCGCGATATAGAGCGAATGGGCGGCCAGGGTGACGCCCCCGCGGGTGACTGGGGCGCCGGTGTCGTTTTCCGTCACGTAGCAGTCAATCACGCCCGGCACGTCGCGCACAACCGCCTTCACCGCGTCCAGGATGCCGTCCGCGTTGCGGGCCACTGATTCCTTGCGCCGGGCCTCAAAAGCGGTCGGGCTTTCCACCGCGTTGCCTATGACGCCATCGGCCGCGTTCGTGATGGTGTCCCACCCCGGGATGGCCTGGTAGATGCTGTTGAGGAAGCCGGCCGGGCACGCCACGGGGCCGGGCGTCACGTTGGCGAATTCCAAGTCCAGCGAGCCGCCGGCGGGAATGGTGCCGGTGCTCACGGCCGCGTAAACGTCATTGCCGGCCGTGCGGGCGAGCGCACCCGCCTGGATGACCGTCCCCACCGCGCCCGTAAGCGTGGCCACCACGGTGGTGGGCGCAGCGGGGATACGCTCCTGAAAGGACAGGCGGCCGATGGCATCTTGCATCCGTCCGCTCGAATACGCGGGGTCCACCCGCTGGGTGAAGCTCACGAAGAGGTCCTGGAAGAACTTCACGCACTCCGTGAAGCTCACCCCCAACTGGCCTTGCGGCTCGGCCGGGTCCAGGTTGAGGCCGCCGCCAAAGGCCAAATCCAGGTCCGCCATGACACCGGCGAAAATCTCTTCGCTGGAGGCCGCCTGGAAGCCCTGGTCCGTGAAGGTGGGAAAGGGAATGCTCGTTGTCATATCAGATGCTCACCAGGAGGACGCCAAAGGTTGTTTGGACCTGGACCTGGCCGGTTATGCTCCGGTCGGTCACGTCATCCAAATAGACGGTGGCGGAGGTGACGCCCGGCACGGTGAGGGCCGCCGCGGCCAGGTCGTCCTTGATAAGGGGGAGGGGGTAGTTGTTCTGGAAGACATCCGGCCAGTAGGGCACGCCCCGGGTGGTGTCATAGAGGAGCTCACCCAGGAAGAGCCGGCACGCGCTGGCCACGGATTGCACGATGGCGTAGGGGTCGCCCGCAAGCGCGATATTGCCGCGCGCGTCCAGGCATAGGTCCCAGGCGTCAACGTCAAGCAAGAGGGTGTTCATGCCACGGGGCCCCCGCTAGTCCCGCCCCCAGTTTGCACGCCGGCGTGGCGGTGCGTGCTGAGCGCGATGTCTCCGGCCTTCACTTCGCCGTCCGCCGTAATATCCCCAGTCACGTCCACATTGCCAATGATTTTCACGGTGGGGGCTTTGAGCTCTATGTCCCCCTCGCTGGTGAAGCGTACCCAGGCGGTGGGCGCCGCGTTGAGCACGCCCCCGATGTAAAGCGCGTCCGCCCAGTCAAAGCGGCGCTTGGAGCCGGGCAGGGCCGGGGCCTTGGTCGCCTTCACCTTGGATATGTCGCGGGCCGCGAAAACCGCGATGCCGATGTCCCCCACCTGGGGGTCCAGGATCACGGCATATGGGCCGCCCTGGAGCCGGAGATACGGCACGTTGTGGATGGTGCCGTGGTCCACGCCCTTGCCCGCGCCGTCCACCTGGTGGACCAGGGGCACCACGTCGATAAAGCCGGCCGGGGCCGCCTCGCCGGCGCTGGTGACGGCCACCACGCGCACGAGCTCCACCGTGGCCTTGCGCCCTACGATTTGATTCACCACGAAGCTGAGCTGGGCGAAGTCGTCCCCGTAGTCCTTGGCGCTGGCGTTGCCGGTCCGGTCCGTCACTGGAAAGCCTCCACCTGGTCGCCTTGCCCCGTGAATTTCTGGCACTCCATATGCGAGTACCAACGGCCGTCCGGCACCTCGCTCTCCAGGTCGTGCTGGACGTGGAACGGATACCAAACCCCATTGGCCGGCTCGCTCTTGCTCTGGACGTTCACCGGGCCGTTGACGCGCACGGAGGGATTGAAGAGCGTTGTGAGCATGACGCCCCGGTCATTGTAGGAGGGGAAGCCCACCAGGCCGGTTTCTGAGGAGATTTGCACCGCGGCCGTGTCCCGGGCTTTACCGCGTGGCCAGATAGCCAGGACGCCCTCCTCATCGGTCGCGTATTCAAAATCGGCTTGCTCGGCCAGGGCGCGAAGCTGGTGCAGCGCGTCCCCCGGGAGGTACGGGTTGTCAAGCTGGGCCGTCACCCCCGAATTGTGGAGCGTGAGCGGCGGCGTGAGTTGCTGGGCGATGGAGCTGGCCACGGTGGCGGCATCCACGGTGCCCTTGAAGCTGGTGGGCGCCACGCTGGCGTAGGCGCTCCCCAGGCTGGAAAAGGCGCTGGCGATGAAAACCGCTTCGGGCTGGCCGCTAAAGTCCGCCCAGGCGAAGTGGACTTGGCCGTTGAAGATGAGCGCCATGTTGTCGCCGTCGCCGGCGGTCACTTGCATATAGTTTCGGATGCCCTGGGTGTAGCCGTTCTGGAGGATGGTTAGGCGGTTCATCACGCCCAACGGCACGCCGAATATCTCCAGGTCGCATTGGTCCAGGGAGGTGGACTGGTTGTTGACGATGGAGCAATGCACGCGGAGCCCTTTGAGGTCCACGGTGTTGGTCCCGCCGTCAAAGGTCCCGCTGGCCGCGTCCAGGACGAACCGGACGTTTACCTTACGTTTGACAAAGGGGCCGCTCATAGGTCGGCCTGGTAGAGGAGCACGTAGCGGGAGCCCAGCGCGGAGTAATTCGGATCATCCACGCCCTGGGTGTCGAAGAAATACAAGTCCCCAGTGAACTTGAGGTATTTGTCCCGTACCATTTTGTTCATGTTGAACGCCTGGACGCCCGCAAAGACCAAAGCGTTATTCACGTAAAGGTCCAGGAAAAGCCCAAAGCGGCGTTGGTAAACGCGCAAGGTGCAATTTTGCGAGCCCAGGAACGCCTGGACGGTTTGGTCCGGGATGGCCTGGAGCGGGATGAGGACAGGCGCGCTCATTGCGGGGCTCCGGCGGGGGTCTGGCTGGCGGAGGGCGTCCGCACCTGGACCGCGCCCCCGTTCACGTTGCTGGCGGCCGTGGGGTCTGCCACGGTGGTGAAAGCTGCCTTGGCGCTGGTCCGCACTTCCAGGAACGCCAGGCGCACGGTGAGCATGGCCGCGCCGGCCTCCGCGCTCCGGTGCTGGTCGAAGTGCACCAGGTTCATATTCCGATAGGTCCGGCCTGGCGTTACCACGGTGAGGAGCTCCGTGGACGCGGCATAATCGGAAACGGTCTTCAGGAAGGCGGTTTTGGCCGGGTCGTTCCCTGCCTTGAGCAATGCCAGGCGAAGGTCCGCCGGGAGCTCCACCTTGTTGTAGCTCTGGAAGCCCCCGCTTTCCACCGGGTAGCGCGGGATGTTGAAGTCCTTGCTATCGTCCAGGTCCTTGAAGCTGTCCGGGGCAATCGCCACCGCGCCCTTGGCCGTGTAGATGGCCCAGCGCGGCGGGGTCTTTTTGTTGACGTTGGCGCCGTCCGATTTTTTCGCCACCACAACAATGTCCGGCCCAGTCGAGGGCGGCAAGCCGGTGCCGTCCACCGGCTTGACGGGCGGCACGCCGGCGGCGTTGGGCACGGTGGGGGTGGAGGGGTTTGCCATTTATCCAACTCCCCCCACCACATTGGCCACGTGGGCGCGGCCTTCCTGGGCTCGCTTTACGGCCGAAGCCGCCGCCTTGGCAACCGCGTGCGGCTGAGCGTTCCCCGGCGCGTGCACCGTGACATTGATATTCGTGGTGCCCCCGTGGCCAGCTCCGGCCGCCGCGCGCTTCGCCTCGGCCGCGGTCGCATAGCGCCCCAGGGTGGGCAGGAAGCGGCCATGGTAGCCCTCGTGCCGCGCCATGGCCTGGGCCACCCTGGCGGCGTCCTGGGGCCCCAGGCGTTGGTAGCGGCCTATCCCGGTGGCTTTCTCCACGGAGGCGATATAGGCGCCCACGTTGTTCTCATGGCCCGGGGCGTATTTAGCGATGATGGACGCAATGGTGTTGCGCCCCTGGGCCATATACCCCTGGATGAGCTTGGTTTGCGCGGCCGCGCCGTGCTCCGGGGTGGCGAAGCGCGCGAAGCGGCCGTCCCCGCCCTGGTAGCCCGCCTGGCGCCGCGCGAAGGGACCGTCCTCAATGTTGCCCGGGTTGTTGTTGCGGTCGGCCCTGGTCGCCTTGCCAGGCACCGCCCCGCCGCCGGTCCACACCGGGCCGGTTAGGAGGTTGGTTTTGGGGTCGTAAACGTCATCCCCCGGCCGCGGGCCGGAGCCCTTGCCGTCGCCCAGGAGGAAGTCCGGCGGCCGAGACGCGAAGGTGGAAGCATAGGCATCATAGGTGCTTTTGGAAATGATGCCGCTATCCGCCAGCGTTGCCACCAGGGTGTCTAGCGGGTGGCCCAGCTCCCAAAGGCCGAGCGTGAAAATGCGGAGCTTTTCGCCCATGGTGTCCGTGCGGCCGCTCACCAGGTCCAGGAGGTCGGCCAGGACGCCCATGGTGTTGGTAAGGGGCCCGCGCGCCAGGCCGGCCATGGCCTTTTGGAGGTGCGTGAGCTCCCGGTTAAATTCCTGGGCGGCGTCCGCGTCGGCCTTGGTCACGCGGTCCTGCTCTTTGTAGAGCGCAATTTGGCGCTCCAGAGAGGGCCGGCCCTTTTCGATCATCAGAATCATTTCATCGCTCAGGCCCAGGAATTCCTTGAGGCGCTGGCGGAAGGTGGCCTGGGTGCGGTTCGCGTCCTCCGGGCTCTTGGCCTTGGCCATCTCCGTTTGGAACTGGTCCGCCAGGTGCAGGAGGAGCCCTTCCGGGTCGTCAAACGCCTTGCGGTCCCGAATGCCGAGCTGCCCCATGAGGGGCATATTGAGGTTTTCCGGGTGGCGGATGAAGTCCGCCTGGATGTCCTTGATTTTGCCAAAAACCGCGATGGCCTCACCCGCGTTACCGCCGGCGGCCTGGATGGCGTCACCCCAGGCATTTATGGAGTTGGCGCTCTGCCCGAATACCGCGCCCGCACGGCCCACCGCGGCCGTGTTGTTTATGGTGCTGGTGAGGAACTGGGTGATGCTCCGCGCGCCGGCGAAGGCCAGGAAAAGCCCGATAACCTCCCCGCGGACCTTGGAAAACGCCATGCCCATTTTCTTGGCGGCATCCTCGGCCTCGCCGCCGCGCTTCCGGGCCGCGTCGGACGTATCCTTCAGGCCCTTGTCAACGTCCTCCCGGCCTTTCTTGAAGCCCTTCGTATCCAGGCCGAGCTCAACCAGCAAAGAGTCAATTATCGTCGGCATTGGCCTTGTGCGCCCTTCGCTCGTTTTCGGCGCTCACCATGACAATTTCCGCCAGGTTGTGCGCGTCCTCCAGGCTGTAAATCGTCTGTAGCTCGTGCAACGTGGCCAACCTGGCATTGGCCACGAAGGCGATTATTTCCGGGACGTTCTTGAGCGGGGCGGGCTCGAATTCCGCGCCGCCACCGCCGCCTTCAATTTCGAGAGCGTGGCGGCCACGGAAAAACCCACGTGAAGCTCCAGGACCTTATCCCGCAACCACGTGCGCGTGGCCCATTCCTCAATATCCTCCCCGGACGGGAGCAAGCGCCGGACGGTGGTTTCCCCGCCGTCCGTGGTGCCGAGCACCTCCACGCACGCCATCATCTCCTCCAGGAGGGGGCGCACGTCCTGAAAATCCGCTTTCAGGAGGGCAGGGAGCCCCAGGGCGAAGATGAGGAGCATATTGCCCCCCAGCATCTCCGGGATGGCCTCCGGGGCCAGCTCCACGCCCGCCCGCGCCATGGCCGAGAGGGCGCGGACGCCCCACTCTTCCGCCTGGGCCGCGGGCATCTCCGTGATGCGAAACCGCTTGCCGTTATCGCGGCCCTCGGCCGCCACGGTCACGTCAATGGTTTTCCGCATGAATTAGAACCCCAGGTAGGCCGCCGGCTCCACGTAATTCCACACAATGGAGAATTTCCGGGGCTGGAGAATGCGCTTGGCGCCGGGCGTGGGCGAGTAGCCGCGGAGCGTGCCGCGCACCATGTTGTATTGGCGCTGGACGCTCGGATAGATCACGGTGCCCGAAGCGATGAGGTTTTCCCGCGCCTGTTGCTGGGCGGCATACCAGTCTTCAAAGAGCTGGACCGAATCGCTGTCCGCCTGGAGGACGATGGTTTGCACCAGCTCCTTGGGAATCCAGCCGGTCGAGAGGATGCCGTCCACGCCCATGACGGTTTCCGCGGTGTCCACGTCATCGAAGTTGAAGGCTTCGTCATTGGCGAAACCCTGGATTTGCTGAGGGACCGTGTAGAGGCCCGCCACGCTGATCTGGAGGACGGCATTTGCCGCCGTAAGGGTCTTGGCAACCATGTTACAAAATCTCCGTCGAGGTCAGGTGGAGGGCCTGGACGCTCTGCCCGTCCGTGTAGAAAAAGAGGATCGGCGGCGAGCCACGAGCGGCGCGCACCTGGGCGGAGGCTTGCTGGATGACCAGGGCCCAGCCGCGTTGCGTGATGGTGTTGTCCACGCGGACACCGGCCAGGCCGTTGACTTCGGAAGCCTGGGCGTTGCTCAGGGCCACGCCGGAGCGGATGGCGCCGAAGTTGGACGCGGCCAGGATGGGGTCGCTGAGGTGCTGGGTGATTTTCCCATAGCCGCTGGCGTTGTAGGGGATGCTGGGCACGTTCGCCAGGAGGTCGGCCAGGGCCACCTTGAGGGCGTCATTGAGCCACACCTGGTTGACGAAGCTGTCCAGCCAGACAAACTTGCCGGTGATCGCGCCCGGATAGAACCGGAGGAATTCCTGGCTGGCCGAGCCGAAAACGCCATAGAAATTGACGCCCTTGTCCCGGAGCACCGTGGCCATATCCAGGTCCGAAACGTCCGCCGGGAGCCCGGACTGGGTGAGGAATGCGAAGTTGCGCCGCCCCTCCGTCCGGGTGAAGTCGATAGACGCGGCGGACCCCATGATGAAGGCGGCCGCCTTGTAGGTATTCACCGGGGCATAAATATACGCCACGGAGCCGTAGCCGGCCTGGGTGATGGCATAGAACGCGCCGGCCGTGTCGTCCGGGGTGGCGTCGGCCACGTCCGTGCTCCAGGGCACATAGGCGTAACGGTCGCCCTTGCCGTTGGCCCAAGCCGCAAAAGCGGTCTTGTTGTCCACGGACGGCTCAAAGAGCGTGGTGAAGCTCACCCAGTTGGAATTCTGCGCCACGATAGCGTCCATGGCGCCGCCAGGAGTGGCCGCAACGGCCCCCGGGGAAACCTGAGCGCCCTTGGCGGCCGTGAGCTTCAGCGCGGTGGCGATGGTGCTGGCGTTGGCCACGGTGATGGTGCTTGCCTCGCCCGGCGTGCCGGCCGTGAGCATGAATGCGTCAAGCTGGCTGTCATAGGTGACAACCAGGGCGCCGGAAGTCATGGCCTCGCTGGTGATCGGGGAGCCAAGGGTGGCGCTCACCTGGTAGGTGCCCGCCTGGCCCGCCGTACCGGTGAGCTGGCTTACAATCTTGAGCCCGGCCGGCACGCCGGTGCCCAGGATGACCTGGCCCGCGGCGAGCGCGCCGGAGCTGAGGGCCGAGACGGTGAGCACGTTGCCGGCAATGGCGCCGGTGAAAACCGCGTCACTGTAGCCCAGGGCGGTCTGGACGATGCTTGCAACGTCGCTGTAGCTGGTGGCCGCGCTCAGATTGATGGTGCCGGAGGTGACGGGGTTGCCGTTCACGCTCAGGGTGATGGTGCCGGAGCTCAGCGCGGTAAGGGTCGCCAGCGGAGTGGCGAGGACCCCGCCTTCCAGGTAGGCCGGCACGCCCGCCAGGGGGTACTGGGAAACCAGGAGCGTGGCCGGCTTCAAGGGCGAATTGTCATAGCCCGCGAAGTAGGCGTCCGCGAATGCCTTTTCCGGCGATCCGGTGCCGAAGTGGTCGCCCACCAGGGTGGGGCTGGCGAAGCTGGCCACGGTGCCGATGGGGACGCTAGGGTCCGCCGTGAGCAAAAGGCCGATGACGGCCACGCCGGTGCCGCCCGCCGAAATTACGGCCGGGGTGACGCTGGCGAAAAAGTCGATAGGAATGCTCTTTGTCATCGGTCAACCTCATAGAAGAGCGAAACGTCCAGCGCCGCCGCATAGTCCTGGGGAACCGTTACCACGGGATTGGCCTGGAGGTAAATGGTGACAATCCACCGCGTTTCGACTTGGCTTTCTGCATTCTCGAATGCGCTTTGTGTCGGTTCACTCGCATAGAGCGGCGAGATGATCGTTTCAGCGAGAAATTGAGCCCCCCAGGCGCTCCGCCAGAGCATGGCGATCCGGGCCGCGTTGGCCGCGCAATCGTCCCCGCCGTGCACGTCAAGTTGGACCGCAAACTGGGTGCTCTTGCTCAGGTCCAGGCTGGCCGGGTTGGGCTCGCCGTCCCACGTCTCCACAACCGTGGCCAGCCCCTCCTGATTCATCATGGTCATAATGATAAAATCATTGGCCATGGGCTCCGGCACGCGGTTGGCCTGGCCCTGGAACGCGTCCACGCCGGTGGGCAGGATCGCTAGGAGGAAGTTGCGGACGGCATCCAGAATGTCCAGCTCGCCCAGGGTGATGGGGACGGCCATCTCAGAAACCCTCCGGCGGGTTGGTTTGCTCGGCCACGATGACCTTGCACCAGCCGTCCCCGTCCCACGGCTCCGGCACGTCCACGATGAGCCAATACGAGCCGCCAAAAGCCAGGATGTCCCCGCCCTTGCCGAGCCGCCGGCGAACGCCGTTCACGGTGCCGTCCATATAGACCCCGCGCTTGACGCCTTGAATGTTGAGGCTGTCCGCGTGGCGGAGCTCGCCGCCGCTGAGCGCCTGGACCTGGAAGGTGCGGTCCTCCACTTTCTCAAAGCTGGGCGTGCGCTTGCCGCCGTAGCCGGTCGTGGACCCCTGGGATATATATGCGTCCCCCTTCACGTTCGGGTTAACCGTGCTGGTGAGGGGGTTGGCTAGGCCGCGCAAACTCATCATTCCACCTCATACGCCTGGGGGCCCTGCAAGCTCTGGAGCATGAAGCCGGTCCACACAAGCGGCTTTGCCCCGGAGCCGCTCACGCCGGGCTTTGTCCCGTTGGCGATGTCCCGGCGCGCGGCCGTCACGTCCGCAAAGGTCATGCCCGTGCGGTCCGGGAAGCGTTCACGCAAGAGAAGGGTGACGGGCGAGAGCGCCGGCGCGTTGGTCTGCACCAGGCTTACGGCAATATCCCCCGCCATGACCGCGCCCATGCGCTCCAGGGCCTCCCGGCTATCCAGGCCGGCCGCACGGAGCTCCAGGCCCAGGCGTTGCCCCCAGGCGGGCTTGTTGTTGGCAATGGCGTTGCTGAAGAACGGCCGGGGCGGGATGCCCTTGCGCGGGGCGCCAAAGTTGTTGGCGGCCGCGGCCACCGCAACGGGGGTGCCGTCCGGGTAGCGCGCCCGCTCCGTGAAGCCCGCGCGCACCTTGCTGGCCGAGCCGAGCTTGCGGGCGAGCTCCTCCAGGTGGCGGGTGAGCTCTTCGCCGCCGCTCACCGTGGCCATCACTGCCCCCGGTAGGTTCGCGGGTAGGGCACGCCCACAAAGGGCTGGGGGCCCTGGTGATACTGGAAGCGGAGATAGGGCTGGACGGCTTGCCAATATTGGGCGCCGTATTGGGTCTGCTCAAACCATTTGCCGGAGCCCACCGGATAGTCCCCCATGGAGACGGAAACGCTCCCCTCGCTCGCACTGGCCACGCGGCCGAGCATTCCCCCGCCGGCGGCCCCAGCTTGCGCTGAGCGCGCGTCCAGCGCGGCGAGGTGGGCCACCAGGAGATTGAACAGAGCCAAGCGCCTGGTGGCGTCACGAACGGGGCTCGCATCGCTGTTGTCCAGCAAGGTTGCCGCCGCGTCGTCAAACATGGCCTGAGCGGTCGGCTCAGGCGTAACGGCGGCCAGGGCGGGCCAACGTGCGGACCAGGCCGCATAGTTGAAAACCGCGCTGGCCACGGTTTTACTCTTCGTCCTTCACCGGCTCAACGCCGGGGCCGGGCTTTTCCGGGTCGAGGGCGTCCACGCCGGTGGAAATTTCCGCGCCCAGCTCTTCCACCATATCCACGGCCTTGTTGGCCGCGGTCGGCATGATGTTGCCATTGGCAACGGCCGGGTGCTTGGCGGTCCGCATCCAGTCGTCCAGCCACGCCTTGTCCACGTTGTGCGTGATGCCCCACTGGCCGCTCACGGCCGTGGTGGTGGCAATCGCCTTGGGGTGGTTGGCGCCGGCGAGCGTGATGCTCTTGCCCTTGTGGTCGATGGTGAGGCCGTGGGGCAGATTGCACGCCACGGAAATGGTTTCGCCGCTCTTCACCTGAGCGGACTGGTTGGCTTCCGCCATAGTTATGCTCCCTTGTCTCGGAAAGGGGGTAGAAAGGGTGGACCGGGGCGCCTTGCAGAAAGGGAAGCGCCCCGGTCCGGTCTAGCTCAGATTCCGAGCATCTGAGCGAGAGCGATGGGGTAGCGCATGATGAAGCCCCAGGTGCCCCCGGACTTCTTCTGGCTCCACGAGCTGCTCTTCTGGATGATGGCGTGGTTGCGCATCTTTTCCGTGAAGCCGCAATAGGTGCTGTCCTTGCCGTCCACCTTGTCCAGGCGGAGCTGCATGAGGTCGCCGCCGTCCGTGGTCATCTCCGGCGCCGTCACAATCTTCAGGCCCGGGAAACCGCGGGTGATGAGGTCGATTGCGCGGGTGCCGTAGCTGTTGGCGTTTTCCAGCCAGACTTCCTTCGTGGGCGACAGAACCAGGGTCATGGCCTCGCCGCGGTCGGCATTGCCCCCCATTTGGGTCTGGAGCGTGAGGAAGAGTTTCTGGAAGTCGGCAAAGATGACTTCCGGCGCGGTGGCCGCACCCCAAGCGCCGGCGGTCGGAGTAACCGGGGCGATAAGGTTGGGATCGTTGAGCGCGCCGTAATTCTTCAGGCCGGAAATGCCGTAGAAATACGATTTGTTGTGGAACTTGTTGAGGATCAGGGCCGCGGCCACGCTCTGCTCAGAGACGTAGGCAACGCCCGCCAGGGCCTCAATGTCCGTTTCACGCTCGCCCCAGCGGGCGAAGGTCTGGAAGTGGTAGCTTTCGCGCGACACCCAGTTGACATTGTGGCCAGCGCGGCCGCTCTCGGCATAGTCGCCATAGCTGGAGACTTCGCCGGTGCTTTCGATCACGCGGAACTGGGTGGTAAAGGTCGTCCAGTTGCCCTTTTGGGTTTCCCCAAAGGCTTCCGCCGCCTTCATCGGCTGAGTGATGACGCGGACTTCCTCCGGGTCGATCACGTTGGCCAGGAACGCCGGGATGCCGGCGCTCGGCGTGGTGATGAGGCCCGGCACGCTGTCCATGGCCACGATGCCGGAGGCGCGGAAGGCGGCGTCACGCGCAACCTTCGGCTTTTCCTTCATCTCTTCCGTGAGGAGAATGGCCTGGGGCGGCACGTGGACGCCGGCGGCCACCAGGCGGTCAAACTGGGAACGGAGCATAGTAGTTTAGCCCTCCTGGCTGGTGCGCGCCAGCTCACCGGCGTTTGCTGCGGAAAGGACCTTCCAGGCGGTGGCCTGGCCGGTGGTAGCCGTGATCGCAACGCCGGAGGCGCTGGCGGTCGCGTTGGCCGAGAGGACGGCGGTGTGGGCCACGTTGTCGGCGCTCAGGATGGTGGCGCCGGCCGGGATGCCCGCACCGCTCACCGGCTGGCCAGGATAGACCGAGCCGGACAGGGCCGTGAGGTTGGGCGAGCCGTTCACCGTGGTGGCGGTAACGGCCGCGGTGGGCGCGGCGGTCCCGGCGATGGCCGAGCCGTCCGCGTAGGAGGCATAAACCGTGTCGCCCTGGTTGGCGCCGCCGGCGAAGCGCATCCAAAAGTCCGCCTTGGTATGGAGCACAAGGCCCAGGCCGTAAGGGACGCGGAGCGAGGCTTCACCCAGCCAATCGGTGATGAACGCGGCGCCCTGGCCTTCGCGGGCGGCAAAGCCCAGGCGGGCCACGCCGGAGCCGGGCTTGGCATTGGTGGCCACGCCGTTGCCGTCCGCCCAGGCGAAGCGGCCCAGGAGAACGCCCAGGGCGCCCGTTACCAGGCCGCCGGGGCCCGCCACCATGACCTGGCGCGGGTTGTCGCTGGCGAAGTCACCTTCAACGGCGGGCGACGGTTCGCGGTTCACATTGCTCTGAAAGGTCATCGGTTAGCTCCGCACAATCCGGTGCCCTTTCGGGAGCACCGCGTCCAGGGGGTCGCTGGCGCCGGCCGCGGCGTCCTGAGCGAAGGGGGTTGCGTCCGGCCGCTGCAACAGGTCAACCATGGCCTCCAGGGCCACTTCGTCCTTGATGCCGGTGTGCTTGACGCCGGCGGCGTCCAGGGCGAGCCGGTAGAGGCGGCCGGTGGCGCCGGGGCTGTCCATTGCCACCTTCACGGTGCCGATGAACGGGCGCACCTTGTCGCACGCCCGGTTGTAGTTGGCCACGTCGCGGAGGGCCTGGGTGCGGATCGCGTTGGCGTCCATGGCAACGGCGGGCTTGCGCTTCGGCTTCGGGGCGCCGTCATTGGCACGCCCGTTGCCCTCTTCGCCTTCGCCCTCTTCCGAATTCTCGCCGCCCTCTTCCGAATTCTCGCCGCCCTCTTCGCCTTCGCCTTCCTCGCCGCCGTCATCCTGGGCGCCCCCCAGGTGCTGGCCCAGCTCGGCCAGGTCTTCGTCGCTCAGCTTGGTCTTGAGGAAAGCCATGGCGGCTTCCGGGAGGCCGTCCATTGCGTTGGGGTCCGGGTTGAGCTCATCATCCTGGGCCTCGCCGCCCTCTTCGCCTTCGCCGGCGCTCGCCGCGGCAATGAGGTTGACCAGCTCTTCAGGATCAATGTCCGCGTCCTTGGCGAATAGCGCCCGCGCGCTGGCCGTGAAGCGGAGGAATGCGGCTTTCTTCATTTTTAGCCCTTTCGGAAAGGCATCGCTAACCATTACATCCGGCCCCGCTCGTCCTTTTTCGACAAGCGCAACGTGATTAGCGATGATGTTTACCATACGTCCATCATAGCGCAAGCCCTGGAAAGTGCCGGGGCTCATATCGGCTTCGTAGCGGTAGGAGCTCGAAAGCTCTTGCTTTTCGCCACTCTCGATTTCGTCAATCGCCTGTTGCGTCCAAACCGTAAGGGTCGTCACCAGGTAAGTGCCGTCGAATTCCGTGTCTGTGCCGGTCGTTCCCACCACAATTTCTTGCTTCGGGTCGCCCGCTTCCACGGGGTCGTGCTCATCCAAAAGCTGGATGTTGTTAAAGGTGGCCGCGCCTTTCTTGAGCTCGTCGGGATCGCGGAGGAGCTTGTAAACTTTCTTGGGGTCCAGCCCCAGCTCTTCGCAATTAGGAATTTCCCATCCGTAATACGGATTGACCGTGGCTTTCGAGATTCGGCATTTGGCCACGTGGAGCCGGCCGTCCGCGTCCACGGTGCGAGAAGAGCCGCGGTCGAGAGCGAAGCGGTTGGCCCTCGTGGCCAGGGCGCGGTCCATTGCAAGTTTCGTCATGGCGGGCCTCATGCGGGCAGAAAGAAAGTACGGCGGCGGAGCTGGCGGGCCTTCACCAGGGCAACGTAGCCGGCCTGGTCGGAAACTTCCATATCGCCCGGCACGCCAAAGACCAGCGCCACGTAGGCCGCCTGGTCGGGGTTTAAAACGCCGGGGTCTTCCACCAGCGCCACGTAGGCCGCCTGGTCCGGGATGAAAACGCCGGGGTCTTCCACCAGCGCCACGTAGCCGGCCTGGTCTGGAATGATGACGCCCGGGTCCGGCACCAGGGGGACGTAAGCCGCCTGGTCCGGCACCTCCAGGCCGCCGGACGCAACGCCGGCGGGCCCTATCGAGCCGACTGGCGCCGTGCCGATGGGGGCGAAGCCAACCATTATACGAGGCTGAAGGCGTTAACGGTTTGCGCGATAACCGGGGTGTAGGAGCCGCACACTATCACGGGGCCCACGCCGGCTGGATCGCCGCCCAGGTCCGCTTTGATGTTGTAGGAGAAAGCCTCCATGAAAGTCTTGCCATCCCATGAATATGCGAAGCTCCCCACGCCGGTGGAGGAAGTATAGAAGAGCTGGAGCCAGGACGGCAAAGTATTCATGTATTGGAAGACTTCGTATCCATCATAGGTCGTTGCATTAAAACGCGCCAAGTGCAGCGCGTAACGGCTGTCCTGGCCATAGGTGAAGCACTTATTTTTCGCCGCGTTGTAAACGCCAATCCCGGCGTTTCCGTAAAGAGTAGGCGATGCCCCCGGGGCATCGCTGCGCATCCCGGTGTCCATGCGTAGCTTGCACGTCCAGTTTACGCCCCCGGTGAGGGTCTTCCCCAAAACGCGCGGTTCGTTAAACGGGCCGGTTTGGGTGAGAATGAGCCCCACGTCCGGGTCATCGGTATGGCTGGGCAACGTGTTGAAATTGTCATTGAAGTAGGAATAGAGCGGCGGGTTCCAATACCAGGGCACGAAGCTGCCCACGTTGGCCACGCAGGCAACGGTGGCCGTCCCGGACAGGTTGAGGAGCGCGCCGGTGGAGCTCTCAAAATGCGGATCGGTCCCCGGGCCCGGCCGGGTGATGGTGGTCCCGTTGTAGAGCCCCACGCCCAGCTCCCAGGCCGCCCCGTCCTCTATCAGGTAAGAGTAGAACTGGCCGGCCGCGGCGCCCCCGCCGCTCCAGCTCAGATAGGGCGAGACGGCGGCGGCGGGGGTAATTGTGCCGGTGCCGGTCGTGGCCGTGCTGGCCTTTACGCGATTGAGCAACATTGTCCGGGGCCTCTCTTACGCGGCGCTCTGGAAGCCGAGCTCCAGGGCGTTGACGGTGGTTTGCGTCCAGGCGCCCCCGCTATTCGGGTTGGTATCGTAGCGCGTGCCGGTCGGCCCAAAAGCCGCGGCCACGCCCGCCAAGTTGCCGCTCAGGTAGTCCGTGCCGCCCGAACGGGCCATGCTCTTGACGTTGAGCGGGGCGTTGGTCCCGTCATTCTTGGCCCGGATACGGTGAAAAACGCACTGGATGGTGTAGCCGGTCGGCACCGTCACGTCCCCCATGGCGTAGGTTTGGCGCTCGCCAGGGGTCGTGGACTTGTTGAAGGTTGAATCGTTGGTAACGGCCTCATTCACGTCCGTGTAAGCGCCGCTCCACTCCTGGTGGGCGCCGGCGCCCGTCGCCCGAATGGTCTTGAGGTGGGCGCTCACCAGGCTCATGTCCTGGGCCGCCATCACTTCGCTATGGTAGGCGTTGCGGAAGGCACAATTGCTCGCCAGGTCCATCCGCGCCAGGTCCGTGAGGCCGGGCATGGAGAGCGTACCCGTCCACACCGTGGTATTGCCCAGCGCAAAGAGCACGGTGTGGTTGCCGCCGGCGTCCAGGAGGACGGAAATATCTGTGGTCCAAGGGTTGTTGGGGTAAGGCCCATATGCCCCGGTAACGGCCGTCCAGACAGGGGCGGTGCCGGTGCCGGTGTTGTAGTAGAGGTGGAGGTTTATGTCCCCCTCGCACCGGACTTTGAGCCAGGGGTGGAAAGAGCTGTCCCGGAGGATGAGCATATCAATGGCGCCGCCGGCATCGGCCCGGACGGTGTTGACGTGCACCGCGCAAGCGTGGCCAACCGGCACCGCATAGGGCGCGTTGCTGGCGTCCGTGAAGTTGCAATAGATGGTGTTGACATCGTAAACGCTCGTCGCGGCATCACAATACGTGGCGTCATACTGCCCGCCATTCACCTCCCCCGCGGCCGAGCCTGGGGCAATGACAAAACCGTCCAGGCGTGAAGAGCCGAAGAGCATGAGCGGGGCAAGGGTCATGGCAGCAATGTCCTTTGTGTTTGGTTAAGGAATAACGCCCTTCAGCGTTGCCGCAAAGCCCTTTAGCGTCACGTCCTGCCCGGCCGGGGCGAGCCAGCGGAATCGGTCGCCTTTGGCCACGGTGATGGGGAGGCCGCCGGTGGTGGCGAGGCTCACGGAGCCGTCCGTGCCGATGGAGATGGTGGCAACGGTCGTCCAGGCCCCGCTCCCACCCACCTGGCGGTCTATGGTGCTGGTCCAGGGGTCGGTGGGGTTGACGAAAGGCGCGGCCGTGACGGAGCCCAGGAAGTTGCCCGGGTACTGGAAGTCCACGCCCGCCACGAAGATGGCCAGGGCCTCGCTGGCGCCCGGGTCCTCGTTGAACCACAAGGCCCACTGGAGCCCATAGGCGTTGAAGGCCGCTTTGGCCGTTGCCGCCACGCTCCCGGCCATGGCGGCCAGGTCGGCAATGTCCTCAGCCGTGAAGGTGAAATTTACCGCCGCGTTGGCATCGAACGCCACGGCCGCGTTGCCATGCGAGCTCCAGCGCACCGTCCGGCTCAGGGTCTGGCTTGAGGCAACATAGGTGCCGTACCCCACCTCAAAGTTGGCGCCTTGCTGGACCGAATAGGAATAGGCCGCACCGTCCACCAGGGCCTCCTGGCCGCGGTAGCCGTCCACGGCGGAGCCGAGCTGGAAGGAGCCGGTGCCCGCGGCGGTGGTGGTGAGGCAAACCAGGTCCACAAAGGTGATGCTCATGGGATAAGCTCCGGTAGCACCGGCACGCTCACGCACCGGCAATTGATTTCCACGCCGGGGTGCGTCCACTTGCCTTCCAGGAAGGCCCCCTGGGCGAGCTTATACGTTTCGCCCGAAAACTTCACGTGCTCCGGCCTGGGTTTTTTCCCGCCGGCCGAGTGGAGCCACTTGGCCTCCACAATCCCCAGCTCCAGGTGGCGCGTGCGGGCGAGGGTGGCCGTCGCCTTATTGTTTTGGTCGCGGGCGATGAGCGCCGCGCGCCGGCCGGCGATGCCAAAACTATCGTTGAGCTCCTGGGTGAGCTGCTCCAGGTCGCGGCCCACCTGGACGGAGCGCATAACCGCGCCCTCCATCCGCTTGAGCTGCTCATCCGCCAGGCCGGTGATGAGGTTGACTTGCTCCGCGATGGTCGCTTGCATTACATCGTTGAGCCCGCGCGTCATACGGAAGCGGATGGTGAGGCCGTGCTCCCGGAGCATCCGCTCCAGGTCGCCGTCCACGCGTTCTTGGACCTTGGTTGCGAAGTATTCGCCCAGCTTGGGGGCCAGCTCCCGGAACCGGGCCCGCCAGAGCCGGCCGCGCTTGCGGAGGAGCTTTTTGAGCTCCCGCGCGGGGCTGGCATCCTGGGCCAGCTCCGGGGCGTCCCGGCGGTACTGGGCCAGGACGGCCCGCACCATGCTGGCTTGCATCGCGCGGAGCTCCGCGTCCAGGCGCTCCTGGTAACGGTCCCGGATCACGGCCCCCGGCCGGATCGCCCGGAGCGTGCGCTGGCCCTTGCCGTCCATGGCCCTGGCCACGTGGCTCCGCTGGTTGAGCGCCTGGGCCACCTCCGGCCAGTTGTCGGGCCTGGGCCGTGCGTTGACGGGCGGCGGCGTCACTTGCGGCGCCGGGCCTTGGGCTTGGCGTCCTGGGCCGGCGGGGGCGGGGCGTCGTCCTCCTCTTCGCCTTCGTCCTCATCGTCCTGGAAGGCGGGGTCATCCAGCACGTCCTCATCCTCCCGCCAATCGCCTTCCTGGGCGCGCTTGAGGAGGGCGGCTTCCTCTTCGTCCGTGAGGGCGGGGAAGGTCCGGTCCATTTTGGGGTGGGGCAAACTCATCATTCCGTCCCTTTCTTCGGATTGAACAACCAGGCCACGTGATCCTCCAGCTCTTTGGGGAGGGTGCCGGGCTTGTAATCGCCGCGCGTCACCATGGCCGCCAGCTCCGCGTCCCGCTCAAAGGGGTCCTTGGAGGCATAGCGACTGATGTGCTGGTGCGTGAATTTGTGGCGCTCGCCCGAATCAGGGAAGAGCTTTTGCATGATTTTGCCCAGGCGATCAGGCGAATTGATATGGCTCTGCATCCCCAGCGCGTGCGTGAGCTCGTGGATGATGACCGTTCGCGTGGCGTGGTCGAGGTTGCCGTTAGGGTCGGCATAGGTGCCCCAGCGGGAACCATCGGATTTGATGCTGGTCCGCTGCTGGTCGTGGAGATAGTCCAGGGCCGCCTTGCCCACGCTCATGGAGAGGAAGCCGGTGCGCTTGCCCCCCAGGCCCGTGAAGTTGCCGCCGCGCTGGTATGCGTGGCCAAGGGCGCCGCGCGTGCCGGCCGGGGTGTACTTGACATCCGCTTCCTTGAGCGCGCCGGCGATGTTGTAGCCCAGGCTTTCCAGGTGCTCCAGGGCGTCCTCCACGTGGCCCATCATGGCCCGGTGGTCCTTGGCGGCCTGGCTTTTCTCCGTGATGTCCACGGGGGTGTGGCCGCGCACGGACTTAGCGTGGCCGGCGCGCACCTGGTCGTGGAGGTCGCTCAGCTCCTTACGGGCGGCCGCGCGCTCTTCCTGGTCCTCGCTCCAATAGCGGGCACGGAAGGCGGGGTCCTTGCTGAGCGCGGCGGCCGCGCGCTTCGCCTTGGCTGAGCTGTCATTGAAAACGCCCATGCCCCAGCGGTCGGTCCACTTTCGGTCAATCTCATCCGGGTGGGCCGTTTGGTAACGGGCGTCCAGTTTCTTGCGCCGGGCCAGGCCCTCTTCGCCCACCACGGCCTCCGCGGCTTCGCGCTTTTTGGCGGTGGCTTCGCGCTTTTTGATGCTCTCCAGTTTCTTCGTGGCCTGGTTGGCCTGGTCCGCGTGCTTGCGGTATGCGTCGTAATGCTCCTGGAGCCCGGTTTCCCGGTATGCTTCCTGGTGGGCGCGGGCGGCATCGCCATGCGTCGTTTTGTGCGCGGCCCACTCTTCCGCGGTCTTGGGCTTCGCCGGGAGCGCCAGGGTGCGTTGGGTGGCCTCCGCCGCGCCCCTTGCCGCCCAGTCGTCCCCGTGCTCGGCCCGAAGCGCGGCGCGGCGGTGCTTGTCGGCCTGGTCCTGGTGGTGGGCGAAGTTGGAATAGGCGCCCTCCGGTGCGTTGCGGCCCAGGCGAAGAGTGGCGTAATGCTCTTCGGCCGCCACCTTGTGCGCCTGGTGGGCCGCGTGGTGCGCGTCCTTCGTCCCGGCCTGGTCCGCGTGCTCGCTCAGGCGGTCGGCGTGCTCGCCGGCGCTCTCGCCCTCCCGCCGGGCCATCGGGTCCACGTGGGGCTTTTCCGTGCCGCCCCCGTGGCCAGGGACGTTGCGGGCCTTGCTCATGGACTTGGGGCTGAGCGTGCGGCCGTTGAGCTTGCCCCCCGCGCCGCCGATCACAGTATAGTTTCCGCCGCCGGCGTTCTTCACCAGGAGCGGGTGGCCCGGCTCTTCGCCGTTGGGGTGGACCGTTATCCAATGCTCGCCATCGTCCTGGGCGAGCGCGGCCGAGAGGGCGTCATTGGCCACGAGGGTGCTCATGGCGTCCTGGGCCGCGTCGGCCAGGTCCTCCGTGTCGTCCTCGTCATCCTCCTGGCCGGGCTGGTCGGGTGCCTCGCCGGGCTGGAGGTCCACGCCAAAATACGGGCCGTTGGGGTCGTTCTTGAGGCGCTCCCGCACTTCCTCGCCGTCAATGATGCCCCGGTCCACGTACCCCTGGTCAATGGTGGCGTCCGTATTGCGAATGCGGCTCTTCGCTTCGTCATCCAACTCCCAAAGGTCCTGGAATTCAAAGGTTATGCTGTCGTCCAGCTTGCCGTCCATATTGAGCTGGAGCACGGCCAGGATGGTGTTGAGCGGGGCCTGGTAGGTCTTTTCCTGGTAGCCGCGGATATGGGCATAGAACGCCTTGAGCTCGCCCTCAGAGCTGGCGTTGAGGCCGGTGGGCGTGACGCCCAGGAGCACCACGAGCGGGATGCCCACCACGGAGGCAATTTGCTCTTGCGACTGGGCCAGGAGCTTGTCCACCGTGCCCAGCGGGGCCGAGACGTTCTTGAGGTCCTCGGTTTCCTTGTCCACCAGCATGAGGCCGTTATTGTCGCGGCCGAAGGTGAACGCCTGGATGCGGCGCATGAGCTCGCCGGCGCCGTCCGGGGCGAGCATGGCGCTCATGTTGGTTGAGAGCACCATAGTGGAGAACGAATAGAGGAGGTTGCCCACGCTGGTGCGGTTGCGGATGAAGCTGTCCACGTAGGGCTTGGCCATTTGGCTCATGCTGAGCCCGCCGAACATATAGACCGGCTTGAGGATGTCCGGGAGCTCACGGCCCACGAAGGTGAGCAAGCGGGTATTGTGGACGCGCTTGCCCATAATCTGCCACATGGTCGGCGCGTAAAAGTCGTCCGCCAGCGGGTTGTTTGTGTTGAAGTTGAGCGGGTAGCACCAGTACGCCTCCACAACCTTCATGTTGCGCAAGCTGTCCACCGGCACCGTTTCGGGCTGGAGCGCCAGGGGGTCCACCAGCTCCGGGTCCTGGTCGCCAAAGTCCATGAAGATATGGGCGCGGCCCATGAAGCCGTCAATTTCGGTCGCCTCCCGGAATTTCTCCCGAACGCCAAAGCGCACCAGCTCCTTCTCCAGCTTGGCCACGCGGTCGGCATCCTCGCCGTTTAGCTTTATCCATTTGCGCGTGCACTCGGCCGCCCAAATCTCAGAGATACGGCGGTACTCGCTCCGCTGGGTGAGCTCGGCCAGGTAGCCGTAGCCTAGGAAGCCCAGGCCCTCCGTGAACGGGTTGGACCCCATCGCCCAGTCCGCCATGGCCTCCATCGGCACGCTGTCCATGGCCAGCTTGGCGTCCGGCCCCACGGCCTCGGCCAGCCAATGCGGCTTGGCCGGGAGGGACCAGGTGGCGCGCGGCGGGCCGCTGGCGGCCAGCTCGGCCACGGTGGATGGGGAGACGCGCCACCGCTTGCCATTTTGCTCCACGGCCGGCTCCGGCGCGGCGGGTGCTTCCTGGCGCGCGGTCGTCCCCAGGAGCCACCGGGTGAATTTAGCGGCGAAGCCCATAACGCAAATCCCTAAGAGTTTCGGCGCTGATAACCAGCGGACGGTTGAGAGCTACCACAGAGAAACCGCGGCTGAAAGCGTCCACCTGGTCGTCATGGAGCGCGGAGGGGAACGCGGCCAGCTCTTCACGAAACGGCGCGTTCCAAGATGCACGGACCAATGACACATTCCCCAGGTTGACCTGGGCCGCGGCCGGCGCGGCCCGCGTGGCCTTGTCGCCCGTCTCCGGCGAGCTCAGCACCTTGTAGCCCGCCAGTTTCTTGCCGAAGCCCTGGACCTGGGCCTTGCCGGCCTGGCCGGGGTCCTGGGGGATGGAGATTTGCACCTTGCGGCCGTCCGCCTTCGCCGTGGCCAGGATGCAATTCTCCACCTCTTCCGGGCCGCCGCGCATTCGCACCACGTCCAGAACCACGTAGCCGTCCTGGGCGGTCCGCATGACCTTTACGCCCACGGTCCAGTCTGGATTGCTGGTGCCCAGTTTCTTTGTGGCCGCAAGGTCCCACGCCCGCACAATGTTGGACGTTTCCTTGGGCGCGTCGTCCAGGTAGCCGAGCTGGTTGACCTTGAAGACTGTTCCTTCGCCCGCGGTCGGCCGGCCCATGAAGAGCGCCCACCAGTCGCGCATGGCCCCGGCCGCTTCGTATTCGGATTTGATGACCTGGAGCGCGGCGCCGTAGCCGTACTCATCGTCCGCCCAAAGGCCCACGCCTGGCGCGCGGCCGAGCGGATCGGGCGGGACAATGCCGGTGTTGGGGTCGGGGCCGAGCGCGTGGGCCGGGATGTTGAGCACGTCCCAAAGGCCCGGCTGGCGTTCGATCAAACGGCCGCCCAAGTCGTCCTCATGCCATCGGGTCATAATGACGATCACCCAGGCGCCAGGCTTGAGGCGCGTGCGGAGGTCGCTCATGTACCAATTCCAAACGCGCTCCCGCATCGTCTCGCTATCGGCATCCTCCCGGCTCCGCACTGGGTCGTCAATGAGCGCCCCGTCCGCACGATTGCCGGCAATGGCCACGCCAACGCCCGCGGCACGATAACGGCCGCCGGTGCTGGTGGTCCAAAGCGGGGCGCTCCGCTTGCGCAGTCGGAAGCGCATGAGCTCCGGGTGCTGGTCCACAATGGCTAGGGAACGGTCGCTGAAGTCTTCCGCCAGCATGGACGTGTTGGACGCCCCAATGAAGTTGAAGCGCGGAAAGCGGTTGAGCAAGTGCACCGGCAAAAGCTCGCTGGTATAGGTGCTCTTTGCGGCGCCCGGCGGGGCATTGATGAGGAGGCGCTTGGGCCCGGTGCCATTGATGACGCTTTCCACCTTGTCGATTATGACGCGGTGGTGGGCCGCTGGTGCCAGGTCACGGGCCGCCATGATGGTGGTGCACCAGGTGAGATAGTCCTCCCGGCACCGCACGCGCCGGTAGCCCTGGACCACGCTCTGGAGCTTGCGGCGCTGGTCCGGCGTGGCGTTGTCCCAAAAGGTCTGGAGTTGCTCCTGGGTAAACCCGCCGGCGCCGGCGTCAAACATTCGTCCACTCCGCGTCCACCACGTCCGGGGCGGGGAGCTGGCCACGAGGTGGCGCCAGCATCTCGGCCAGGGCGGCCACCATTTGCTGGCTGGTGAGCTCCTCCACGCCTTCCGCCACCTCGTGCTTGAGGAGGACGGCCTCCCCGTAGCGTTGCGGGCACCAGCGAGCCAGGAGCTTGAGGCCGCAGTCCAGGCGGACGCGGCGGTCCTTCGGGTCCAGCGCGGGGTCCATGCCGGTGGCGTAAAGCTCCTCCGCCATAGCGTCCCATCCAGCATCGCGCGCGCGGGCGTACTGCTCCGCGGCTTCGGGGGTCGCCGTGAGCCATTCGCCCAGCTTGTGGCGCATGACGCCAAAAGATTTAGCTATGGACATCAAGGTCTTACCCTCCGCGATGAGCGGGAGCGCGGCTTCACAGAGCGCCGCCTTCATCTCTGGAGGGTACTTTTCAGTCATGCGGGCATGAGCATTCTGAGCAAATTAACCATACGGTCATTATCTAGCTCACGGTCCAGGGCGCCGCAATCCTGCATAACGCGGATGACGCGGGCCCGGAACTTCACCAGCTCGTCATGCTCGGCCAGGAAATACTGGAGGCGGGTGGCCCCGCTGGGCGTCTCATCGTCCTGGGGCGCCTCGCCCGTCACTAGGTCGAATTCGTCCCGCTTGTGGAACGCCTCCCGGCACGCGGCCAGCACCTCCAGGAGCGCCACCACGTGGTCCGCCTGGTTGGTCCCATCGGGGGCCTCCAGGTCGCGGCGCTCCAGGCACTCCTCCACGCGGTCATGGCCGTTGCTGAGCGCCTCGTGGTCCTCCAGGAGGGTGTGGAGCTCAACCGCGTGGTCATGCGTGGGCGGGGCTGGCGTGCCCACGGCATACCGCGCCAGCTCCACCCAGTCGCGCAACGAGCGCGACGGTTCAAAATAGTCCATTTGGGGCCTCCCTGTCTGCCTGGCCACAATGCCCGGCCCGGCCCGGCTTGACAAGGCCCCCAGTCCAAGAGATACCTCCGCCACACCGATGGCCACTTGTGCCAAAACGGGGCTTTACTCCCGTACACCCGCTCACTCCCGTATTACTCCCGGTCCAACGGGAGTGAATAAGCCCTTGGTTTTCCAAGGGTTTTTGCGTGTCTGGCCACTCACTCCCGAACATTTTGCCAACTTGCTCCTAGAGTGCATAGCACTATGTTATTAGTAATGCGTAATACGTCATTGCCCATACACATCCTACCTCATACCTACACCAATATATAAATTTTACGGGAGTGAGGGAGTAAAGAGAGATAAACACTAGGGAAATAGGGGCTTTTAGCCACTCCCGTTACCCCAAAAAGTATGGGAGTAATACGGGAGCGGTACGGGAGCGGTCCACGCAATCCCGGGGGTTTGGGAAATTGACGCTATGAGCAATGCGGGTTGCACCCTTGGCGATAAGGGATTGACATAACCGTCAACGACGCTAAGCCCTAATCTCAGAAAGGGTTTTACCATGGCAGGGAAAGAATGGCTGGCACTGGTCCGCGCGGCGCGCGGCTGGTCAAGAGAGTGGCTCGCCGCTCAACTAGGCGTGGCCAGCTCCACCGTCTATCATTGGGAGCTGGGATACGCGGCCATCCCGCATAGCGCGTTCCTGGCGATCAATGCGCTCCAGCACGGCCTGGTGCCGCGGCTGGCGGACAAGGGCTCGGCGTGGCTGGCCACAGGGTGCGCCTCGCTCGGCTATACCGTTTCGGACCTGGCGGCGCATTTGCGCGTCACGGAGCAAACGGCCCGCCGCTATTACCACGGCCTCCTGGTCAAGGGCACGCCCCGGCACGTCCTCATCGCCGTGGAAGCCTGGCTCATGGGTGTGCCGGCGTGACCTTCACCGAGACGGAAAAGCGCATTCTAGGCGCGCTTGCGGCTGAAAATCATTTATGGTTTTCCAGCAAAGAGATTGCTGAGGAGGTAGATCGCTCCGTTAGCTTCGTGCGGATGAGCTTGCCGCCCCTGGTGGCCCAGGGCTGGCTGGAATTCAAGGACGCACACGGCCGGAGGTATTGGCGGGTGACAGCGGAGGGCGTTGCGGAGATGGAGCGGGGCTACCAGCTCACGCCCCGGGAGCGCGCTTTCCTCCGCTGGCTCCGGGAGCAAGCGGCCCTCCACGAGGGGGCCTACGCGCACGCCCTGGCCGCGGAAGACCAAGCGGCCATGGATCGCACCGCTTGCCGCGCCCGCTCCTATCGCTACGTGGCCGAAGCTCTCAAAACAGGGACCTACCTATGATGGACCGCGCCACGCTCGCAAAGCTCCTGGACGCCCTGGATGCGATGGGCCTTCACCGCCCCGGGAGCCTCCACAACGGGGAAATTCGCCTGAATAGCAACCTCCGTCACGGCTTCGCTCTGGAAGCCTGGCGCCATGCGCGGGAGGCGGCCGTGGCGCTCCGTGCGGAAATAGGGCCTCCCCTCAGCCAGGAAATTCTGGATGAAGATGCCGCAAAGAAAGGCCCGCTATGACACCCAAGCCCACTCCCGGCGGCCCAGGCACGCCACCCAATCAAGGCTCTAGTGCGGACATCCAGCACAAGGCGGGCTTTTTCAACGCCCACCGCAAGGGCGGCCTCCCGCCCGTACTGCTGCCCGAAGCTCCGCCGGCGTGCGTCACGTGCGCGGCCTTCAAACCCTATGCGTCCGGCCCATGCGGGGAGTGCCGGCGCCACGCACCCCGGGCGTTGGCCGCGGAGGGCAACCCCGCTTATTCGGTCTGGCCTACCGTGGACGGCACGGACTGGTGCTTGGAGTATCTGCCCCGTGCGTGACGCCCTGGTGCCGCTCCTGGACCGGCTGGACGCGCCCACGGAGAGCTACATCCTGGCCGCGGTGTCGGGCTTGGCTCTGCCTGAGCTTTATCGCGTCCTGGGGCGCCTGGTGGAATACGGCCTGGTGCGGCCGGCCCAGGTGGGCGGCTTCGTATTGACGGAGGCGGGCCATGCGGTCCGCCATGATTTGGCATTCGTGGCCGAGCTGGCCGCGCGCTTGAGGAGGTGTGGAACAATGGCTTGGAATTTCTCCGTATTGATGATGCCGGACGGGGGCACTTACCCCGTCGCCATTCCGCCCATGGAGGGTGACGTGCAAGGCTGGTCGGTCAACATGACGTGCCCCCGCGGTTGCGTGCACACCGTGGCCATAGAGCTCACCTTCCTGGAGGCCATGGAGACGGCCGCAGCACGGCTCCAGGCGCACCCCGCGCCGGGCGTGCTCCTCACCGCGGCCATTTGGGGGCCCGGCGATCCTTTCGCCAAGGCCCGCGAAGAGCTGGACGGCGGTTTCCGGGGGTCGGTCCATTGAGGCGCATTATTTGGCAGGAGGGCCGCCCCGAGCTGGCCCAGGAGGCCCACTCGCAATGGGCCGTGTTCCTCTATTTCGTCCGTTTCGGATGGAGCGCCCGGCGCATTTTCCAGGCCGGCTTTCGAGATTCGGAAGATTGCACGCCGGCGGAGCTGGCCACGATGGCGGAGGGGTGGATTTTATCCACTCAGCGGCGGCCGTGATCCGGTGCGGCTTCGGCGGCAAGGTGTTCGTCACGGACGCCATCACTATGGGCGCCAAGGTTAAAGCCGCGGTGTGCACCCGGTTCATTGAGGTGCCCCACGCCACGCTGCTTTTCGGCTCGGTCGCCGCGGCCCGCGGTGAGGCCAAGCGGCGCGGCGAGCCCGGTTTCTGGAGGTTGAAACGATGAAACGTAATCGCAACCGGCGAATTCCCACCCGGCCGCACGCCAAGAAGCGGGGCAAGGCGTTTCGCCGCGGCCACCGTTGCACGGCTTCGTGGTTTGCTGCCCGATATGGCCCGTGCGATCATTGTTGGCTGTCCTATGAAGGCCGGCCGGAGGAAAAGCACTGCTACCGATGCGGAAAGGTAACGCCGGCATGATCAAAGGCGCCACGCTCAGCGCGGACTATCGTTACCGCTATCGGCTCTGGCGCGACTGGCGCGGCACGCCGGCGAGCGGCCGGGGCACCACGGTGCTTTGGGTGATGCTCAACCCATCCACGGCCAACGCGGAGGAGGATGACCCCACAATCCGCCGGTGCCTCGCATTCACCCGGCGCGAAGGCTTCGGCCGCATGGACGTGGTGAACCTCTTTGCGCTCCGGGCCACGGACCCCGCCCAGCTCCGCACCGCGTCGGACCCTATCGGCCCGGCCTGGGAAGGCGCCACGCGCGCCGCGCTCCAGGGCGCCGATGCGATCCTATGCGCCTGGGGCGCCCACGGCTCATACCGCGGCCGGGATGTCGAGGTGCTCCGGTTCCTCCAGGCCGAGCGGCCGCCAGGGGCGCCCATATGGTGCCTGGGCTCCACGAAGCTGGGCTTGCCCCGCCATCCCCTTTACCTGGCCGCGGGCACCCCGCTCCAGCACTACCCCTGAAAGGACGCACAAATGGCCAAAGTCTATATTGCCGCTCGCTTCAGTCGGCGCCCGGAAGCATTTGAGATCGCCCAACGGCTCCAAGCCCTGGGCCATGAGATGAGCTGTCGCTGGGTAATGCGCCACGAAACGCACAAGATGCCCCCCGGCTTGTCACCCCAGGCGGAGGACGCGGAGCGGACCCGGTTCGCTCTGGAAGACGTTGAAGATATGGAGGCGGCCACCTGGTGCATAAGCCTCATGGAAGAGCCGCGGGGCAACGGCCGGGGCGGCCGCCACGTAGAATTTGGGTATATGCTGGCCCAGGACGCGCGCATGACGATCATTGGCCCGCGCGAAACGGTGTTCCACCATCTCCCCTTTGTTGAATGCTGGCCTAGCGTATCGGCTTTCCTGGGCTCGTTTGATGTAGGGGAGCAATAATGGACCCTATGCAAGCATACCTCACGGCCGCCACCGTGAGCGCGCACGGCCCCCGCGGAGAGCTGGCCGTCCAAATATGCCAGCTTCGGGGCACGCCCCCGGGCTCTATCGTCTCAACCCGCTTCGGCCAGCTCGCCGCATTCCAGGCTGTCGTCATGGAAGCCTTGCTCATGGAGGGCCTCAGCCATGGCAGATGAGCGCACAATCCAGGACTTGGCCGCCAAGGTGCCGGACGGATGGGAGCTGGACGTGCCAAGCGCGCTCCTCCAGCACGCCCTAGAGCTGGCCCTGGCGATGGACCCCAACTTCACCGTGGCCAAGGCCCAACGTGTCTTGCTGGCCACGCTGGAGGCCCGCAGCGATCATCGCCCGGACCGCGCCGTGGGGAAACTTGCGGTCAACGTCGCCCGCGCCGCCACCCGGCTGGGCGCGGATATGAAAATGGAAGCCCTCTCGGCTCTGACAAGGGAATTTGCGCATGGATGAATTGCAACGGATCGCCGCGGCCATGACTTTGCTGGCGGATAATGCCCTAGCCGAAGGGGCGCCCCCGGTCGTGGTCGGCGCGGGCCTCACGCTGGCGGAGATAACGCTCCAGGCGTTGGCCCGGATCGCCTCAGCCACGGAGCGCCTGGCGGACGTGGCTGAAGCCCAGGAGCTCCGCGCCCAGCGGGCCCAAATGGAACTGGCCGCCTCGCAAGGAGACGGCCAGGTGGTGCCTTTTCCAGGGTGCCCATATTCGCAATGTCTCCGCGCGGATTGCGCGTTGCATCACAAGTGCATGGATGATCCGGAGCCGGGCTGGTCGGCCACCGGCGTGCCCTCCGGCGGGGAGTAGCACCAGGCCGGGAGCTCATCCCGGGCCATGAGCGCATAGAGGCGGAGAGCCGGGCCAGGAATCTCCACGGCCTGGCTCCCCCCTTCCCACCGCATGATGGTGCGGGGCGAAACGGCCATGACGGCCGCCATACGCTCCACGGTGAGGCCCGCGGCCGTGCGGATGGTCTTGGCTTGCTCAGCGAGCATGGCGGGCCTCCCGGACAGCGTAGAGGCGGAGGAGCAAGTCCGCGTCCAGGGAGCGGTGGTGGCTGTCCAGAGCGGCCTGGATGACGCGGCGCTCCAGCGTCTCTATCTGCACCTCCAGGGGCACGGCCGGCGCCGGCGAGGGGGCAAGGCCGCATGGCCCCGGGTGGAACGCCTTCACGGCGCTGGCGCGGGCCTGGTAAAGCGGGTCCTCGGCCAGGCGCGGCCAGGTGCGGGGCCGGCTCACTGGGTAGCCTCCTGCACCACGGTGCGACGGTGGTGGTTGCACCGGCGGCACCGGCTCACCAGCATTTCGCGGCCGTCATAGCCGCGGGCGTAGGCGTGGGCCCAGTCGTGGCCGTGGAAGAGGTGGCAAAGGATACGCTTCAACATGGTGGTCCTCCTCAAAGAGCCCGGCCGCTCTCAACGGCGCGGGCGGCAAGAGCGTGCTGCTCAGGGGTGTAATGGACATCCTGGCCCTGGGTGGGCCAAGCGTCCATCATGGCGATATATTCGGGGTTGGCGGCTTGCCAGGCGAGGCACCAGGCCACCAGCTCCCGCTTTGACGCGCTCAGCACGTCCGCGCGGCTGAAGAACCGGGGAGGCATCGCCTTGTGCGGGTGCGCTTTCGTGGCCACGTGGGCAACAAACCAGCGAGAGCCCAGGCGATAGATGGCCATGGAGCCCACCAGGGTGGCCGGGACCGTCACCTGGTTGCCCATATACTGGTACGTGTACGTGTCGGGCTTGCGGGCCATCTCAGAGCTCCAGGTCACGGAGGGCGCGGCCCAGGCGGCCGAGCTGGTGGGCGATGTCCTGGGCGGTGTTGCCATACGCGGCGAGCCCCAGGGTGCGAAGGTGGCCGCCATCGGCCTCCAGCTCATAAGCGAGGCGCACCAGCTTTTCCGCTTTACGGCGGAGAGCGTGGGCGCGGCGGGCAATGGTCATTGCTTGGGCCATCTCAATACTCCGATGCGAGCATAATGGTGAGGACGCGGACCGTTTGGGCCGTGTCGGCGGGGTTGTCGCTCCCGTGCTCCATGCCGGGGGCGTAATAGTCGATTTTCCAGAGCACCCGCTCCGGGCAACCAGGGACGCCATCCAGGGCGCCAAAGTCGTGCTCCCCGTGCGGGTCATCCCCGAAGTCCTGGGTGAGCGCCACGGCCGTGACAACGTGGGCCGTCCAGGGCTCCCCGGCCACGCCGGGGGTGAGTTGCACCCGGCCCCGCACGAGCGTGCCCATGGAGGTGCGGAAGTCGTCATTGAGCTTGCGGATGAGGATGGTGTGGTCCGCGTCCTTGAAACCGTCGCGCCAGGCACGGCTGGCATAAGAGCCGATGCCGTGCGGGTCGGCCGTCATTGGCTCCCCGCGGAGGGCGGCGAGGCGCCCCGCGCGGTAGTGGGCCTGGGCGCTCTGGCTGGTGTAGAGGTGGGCGTGGCTCATGGCTCAATTGCTCCCGGCGCGGTGGGCGTTGGCGGCGAGCCAGCCGGCGGCAAAAGCGGCCTTGTCCGCTTCCAGGGTGGAGCGCATTCCGAAGTGGCACCCGTAGGAGCCAGGGCCCAGGCCCATGGAGTGGGCGAGCGCGCCGGCGGCGAACATATGGTTGCCCTCTTTGAGATGGTCGATAGTACGGCTGGAGGTTTGCATGGTGGTAAGTCCCTTTCTGCAATCTGTGATTCGGTGAATAGTGACAGATTGTCACCTAGTCAAGCGTTTCCTCCGCGCCACGCTCATAACGGAGCGTGACTTTGCGAGCGGGCCCCCGCTCGGCCGCGGCTTCCCTGGCGTGGGCTTCCGTGGGGAACGCGCGGGACGTAGGGGTGAGGGCCTTAGAGCCGCGGCCGTTTACCTGGACGAACCACCAGGTAACAACCCAGGGGCCGCGGGCCATGAGGGGGTGCTTATGCCAGGGGAGCACGGCTCAGTACTCCGGCGAGGGCTTGCGGACCTTGCTCCAGGCGGCGAAGAGCGCGGAGCGAGCAGTCTCCACGTCGCGGGCGGCCTCGTGGTCAATCCCCTCCAGCATATGGGCAAGGGCGCTCAACTGGTCGCGCTGGCGGCGGATGACGCGGCGGATTTCTTCGCGGGCTTCGTCCGTGTCATAGGCCAGGGCGGCCTCATCGCTGGCCACGGAGGCGGCGCGGCGCTCTTCCCAAATGCGGGCGTGCGCGGTCCAATCCTCGGCCTCACGGGCGGCGGCGAGCTCAGCGGCGAAGTTGCGGGCGGTGGTGGTCATGGCGGTAAATCCCTTTGCTGTTAAGCCGGGGATTAGTGACAGTCTGTCACGTTGTCAAGCGATCAATTCGCGTTTAGTACTTAGCTTCCTCCCAAGCCTAAGACCCCGCCGGTTCCAACCCCTCCGGCGGGGTCTTTTGCATCTAGTCCAGGAGCGCCGGATACTTGGCCTCTATCGCGCGGGCGGCCGTTACGAAGAGTTTGGCGGAAGTCTCGAAAACCACGGCCCCACCCTCCGGGAGGTTGAGCCGGAAGGCGATAGACGGGGCGCCGCTCACCATGCCGGCGTCCAGGACAACCACGTCCACGTGGCCGTCATTGACGTGCACGTGCGGGCCCGTGAAAGGCGGCGGATCGCCCCGCCGGAGAAACTTGATAATCATTTGGATCATGGGGGCATTCTCCTCTTAGGCCACGAGGCCCATGGCGGGGCGCTTGAGTGCGCGGCGTTGCGATTCCTCAAAGGCGTCCTGGATGGCCTTGGCGGTCTGGAGCTGGAGCGAGAGGTGCGCCTCCCGGACATAGAGCCGCGGGCGCTTGCCCTCGCCGTCGAGGGGCACCACGCACCGGCCGTCCGGCAAGCCAGGGTGCGGGACATAACCCAACGTGGCCAACATGGTGCGCCGTTTGGAGTGGCTCATCTTGACGCGGATATTCGACAAGAGCCGGTCCAGGTGGAGGCCGCACACCCAGCCACCGGCGAAGCCCTGGGCGTCGCTCTCGATAGCTTCCAGCACCTCTTGTTCCACGTTGCCCAGGCTCTCCTGGCGCGCGGCGGCCATGGAGCTCGTCTCGGGCGCGCGCTGGCAAATGCCCCGCGGATCATATCGGGCGTCCACTATGGCGTCATTGTGGAGCCAGTAGTTGACAACCTTTAGGCCGTAGTCCGCGCCCAGGTGCTCGTAAGCGTTGCGGCCATAAAGCCAGTCGTGAATATCGGCAAAATAGGCGCTATCCATCCCGGCCGGCGCCAGGTCGCGCTTGCTCTGCTGAGCGCAAAACAGGATCGCGTATCGCCGGTCCTCATCCGTGATCGGCACCGCGTCCCGGTGGTTTGTAAACATGATGATGTTAGCGCGGTTGTCGCCGGTGGTTTGGTCCGCGCCTTTGCCCTCCAGGGCGAACCGGCGGTTAGTGATGATGTCTTTAATCTCTTCCAGGAAGTTGCGCTGGTCGCCTACGTAAATCTCTTCAAAACAAATGTAGAGATTGCCCTGGACCCATTTGTTGAATTGGAGCCCTGTTTTCTTGAGCGAGGCCGCGCGCGCAAAGTGCGTATAGCGGGAGCCCACCGCAAATTCCATCACGGTGTTAATGAGCGTTTTGCCGTTACCTTGGCACCCCTGGATAACCAGGGACCATTGATGTTTGGCCCCCGGGCTCCGCACGGACGCCGCCAGCCAGGCCGTGACGATGGCGCGGTCATTCTCATCCGGGAAGAGCTTGGCCAGGTGCCCCAGGAATTTTGCCGGGTCGCCGGCGAGCTGGGGCGAGTTGGCCGGCACGTAGGTGTTGAGGTATCCGTCCGGGGTGAGCGAGCCCGGCGCCAGCTCGGGGCGAAAGCACGTGCTGAGCGCCACCGGCGGAGCAAAACATTGATTGCGGGTGAAGGCTTCCCAGGCGCTCTTCTCCGCCTTGCCCCCGTCCGCCCGGGTGATGAATTCACAACCCCCGTGCGTGATGTCAAAGCGGGCCTTGTCCTGGAGCGTGCCGTCCGCGCGCACCCAAACCCGATTGAGGTCTAGCACGTAGGTGCACCCGCCAAAGAACCGTTGTTGCTCGCTGGCGCTCATAAGGCCCACGCCGGCGCGCGCGCTCAGTACCACGGGCGCCGTTACCTCCGCGGCCGCCACCGTGGCCATGAGGGCCGGAGCGGCAAGCGGTGAGGCGGGCTGAGGCTGGAGCGGCACGCCCTGGGCGGCCATTGCGGCCGGCGCCGCCCCGGCGGCCAGCGGTTGCTGAATGTCGCGCGGCTTGGCCACATTGCGCACCGTGGAGCACGCGCCCAAGATGGTGCGCTCCAAGTAGCCCGCGCGGGCTTCCCACTTGTCGCGCACCAGCGCGCTCCGGCGCATGAGGCGTTCCATGCGCTCGCAATTCTTCGCGGTCCAGTAGGCCAGGTGGGCGGCCAGGGCCGCGTCCGCTTCGGAGCGGTCATAGGCGCAATCCCCGCCCTGGCTCGGCCACCGCTTGGCGATCACGTCCGCGTCCGCGGTCCAGAGCGCCTCAAAGGGCACGTGGCGGTCACTGAAGGCGGCGGCGGCCGTATTCTTGCCAGACGCCAGCATAATGCGGATGAGCTCCTCATCATCCGCCGTAGGGCCCTCGCCGCCCACGCCCGCGTCCGTCCAGTCGGTCACGTCCCGGCTGGCACTGGTGCGCGGGAAAAAGCTGGAGACGACGCGCGCCAGGGGCTCGCTGGTGTCCGCGTCAATGGCGCCGGTGGTGCCGGCGTCCGTAAGGGCGACAAAGCGGCCGGTGTGGTAGAGCTCCAGGCCGAGCGGGATGTTACGGCAAGCGTGTTCCGGGATGGTGCTGGCCCACCCAAAGATATGGAGGCCGTTGCCGCTCTGGCTCACCTCACAAGCGGCGTGTCCCTGGAAGGCGGCCACCAGGCTGAGCGCAAGCGGGGTCCAGGAGCCGTCCGCGTTGCGGCAATTGTCGATGTCCAGGAACCAGTAGCCGTCCCCCTCCTGGAAGACATAGGCCACGCCCCGCCCCGCCCTCGTGGCCAGCTCCTGGGCTTCATCATAGGTGCACCATGCCGCCTGGTTGAGCGGGCTTGTGGCATAGCCGGTGCGCGGGTCCACCGGCACCTTGCGGGGCTTGCTGGGGCGTGCCGGGTCTTCCTGGAGCGTCCAGTTGAGCCAACGGTGACATTGCGCGAGCGGCGCCAGGCTGGGGGAAAGAGCCATGACGCGCGCTTAGGTGTGGAGGAGGTGGTTGGCGGCTCGCTCTTGGATGCCGCGGTCCGCGGCCAGAGCTACGGGGTGCTTGTCCAGCATCCCCTGGGCGATGATCGGCAAGAGCTCACGCTCCACCGCAACCTTCATCACGTGGTCCCGTAGCAAGTGAAATTCCCCCCAGTAGTGATTGACCAGGGCCGTGGAGCACCTTGCGCGCTCTGCTACGGCCGCACGTGTCATGTTGGCAAAGCCCTCCTCCAGGGCCACGCCAACGGCTGATTCCATTATTTGCTCTGCTCTAGCGTCCATGATGGCGTAACTCGTATGCGGGATTAACGATGCCGTCAACGGAGCTCACGAAACAAGCATCCCCGCCGGCGGCGTTCACCAGGTCAATGAAGCGGAGCTGGGCTTGCTCTCGTGGCGTGGCGCCGTATTTCCAGCCCTCCGGCTTGCACTCCCGGGCCACGAAAACGGCAATGCTCAGCCCCACCATATCTGGCGTGATGGTGACGGTGCGCCACCCGATCAAATCGGAGCTCTTGAAACGGTCATTCACCGCCTTGCTATCGTTGGCGAGGCCGTAGCGGACGGGCACGCCCCGCTCATCTTTGAGCACCCCCACGTTGTTGCGAAAGAGGGTGAAGCCGTGGCGCGGCGCGGCCAGCCGGAGCCGGTCCTGGATATGGTCCTCAGAATGCGGCATGAATTTTCTCCACAGCTTCCTTCAAGCGCCGGATATCCGCCGCGTGCTTGCGGGCGAGCGGCCGGCCCTTGCGGCGGTAAAGGCCCGCCACCAGCCGCGCCGCCTCGTCTCGCAAAGCCCGTGCCTCCTCCAGGGCGTCCTCCCGGTGGGCCACGTTCACCCGCGCCATGGCCCGGCCCAGGAGCTCGGCCGGGAATTCAAAGGGGTCCCCCAGCCGGGCCGAGACAAAGCCGCTCCAGAAATTCGCCGGCGTCACGCTGAGGATGGCCTGGTGCAAGGCGAGCCAGTCTTTGCGGCTGGAGCTGAGCAACCCCGTGGCCAGTTCCCGGCCGGTGCGCCGGTGGAAAATTCCCCAGCGATCCTCCGCGGGGCCGTGCCCACCGCCCAGGCGGCGCACCTCCGGCGGCCGTGCCACCGTTATGGGCCCCTCGCCCCAGCTCGCCCAGCTCACGGGCTTGCCGCTGTCTGTCCAAATCTCAATCATGCCAGAGCCTTTTCAATTTTGCCGGTGAGAGCCTCAGCGTCCCGGGCGTGGAGGGCCATGGCCTCCAGCGTGGATAGGCCAAAGCTGAAATAGAATGCGCGCTGGATGGCGCTGTCCGTGAGCCCCTTGGCTCGCTGGCGGCCGCCCCAAAGCGCCATGGCCGCGCGGAGCACGGGCTGGGCCTCCTGGCGCCGCTCGTGGTTGCGGAGCTGGACGTTGGCCACAATGGGGCCCCAGCGGTTGGCGGCCATTTCGCTCATCACGTCCGCCCGCGTGCGGTCCACTTCGTTGGCCGCCTGGCGGAGCCGGGCCAGCACCTCCGGCGAGAGCTCGGCCAGGTCGCCGTCCACGTGCTCCGGCGCGCTCCGTGCGGCCGGCTCCGGGTAGTGCCCGCAATAGGGGCATTCCCGATAGGTCCGCTCGTAGGGGCTCAGGCATTCGGGGCACACCCGGTAAGGGATGCCGTCCTCCCGCTTGCCGCGGCGCTCCCGGCTCGCCAGGCTAAATATCCGGGGTTTGTCGGGAGGCCCCTGGTGCCGGATCACGTTGCCGCAAAGGTCGATCACGAGGGCCCATATCTTACCATCCAGGGTGCGGAGCACGCGGCCGAATTGCTGGGCGAAGAGGGAATAGGACTGGGTGGGCCGGGCCAGGATGATGGCCTCAATTGCCGGAAGGTCGAACCCTTCCGAAACGATGTCCACCGCCACGATTACGTCAATTTCCCGGCGCGCGAATTTCTTTAGCATCATCCGGCGGACATAGGCATCCGTTTTGCCGGTGAGGCACTCGGCCCGGATGCCCGCGGCCTGGAATGCCAGCGTCATCTCCGTGGCCGTTTCCACGTCCGTGGTGAAGACAATGCAGAGCTTGCCGAAGGCCCATTTGCAGTAGGCTTTCACCACGTCGCCCACGATATGCGAACGTTTGGCGGCTTCGCGGAGTTGCTGGGTGGACCAGTCGCCGGAAGCGCCCACCTCGGCCAGCATCTCCAAATCCGTGGTGGGCGCGATGATGCGATAATCCGTGAGGAATTTCTCGTCTATGAGCCACCGCATAGGCGGCCCCTCCACCATGCAATCCGCCACGCCGGCACCGCCCAGCGCGGGGCGCCCCAGGCCCTTGCCGTCCGCGCGGCACGGGGTGGCCGTGGGCAGGAGGCCGCGCACGTCGCGGTGCGTGAAAAGCGAGATGGCCCGGTGCCACTTGTTGTCCAGCACCAGGTGGTGGCCTTCGTCCACAACCCAAAGGGTGACGCGGCCGGCCCAGGCGGAGCAATCGGCCCGTACCAGGGTGTCCACGCTGGCCACGACGCAAGGCGCGTTGGCGTCCACGTAGGACCGGCCGAGCTCTTCCACGTGGAGCTTGGCGATAGCCCGCCGGACGGCATCGCTCCCCACGATATGATGGCGGATGCCGTAGCGGGCGAGCGTGACGGAGAGCTGGCCCACCAGCTCCGTGCGGTGCGCCATGACGCACGCGAAACCGCCGGCCATGAATTCCCGCACGATGTCCGAAAGCGTGACGGTCTTGCCCCCGCCGGTCGCAAGTTGCATGAGAACATTGCTCGCCCCCGCGTTCCATTCACGGAAAACGCTGGCTTTCAAGTCTCTTTGGAAGGGGCGGAGCGTTGGGGTGTTCATAAATGCTTTGCGCTGTTGACGGCATGGTCAATTGCTCATATTGACGCCTCAGTCAACGGCAGAAAGGGAAATAAAAATGGGTATCTTGATCGAAGTTAACAGCGAAACGCTGTCCCCCGGAGAGGCGGCCGCGCTGGTCGCTTTCGTCACGGCGCTGCACCCGTCCGCAACGGCAATTGGCCGCGTGCTGGCCGCCGGCGAAGATGACGATGAGCGCCCCGCGGTTGCCCCGCCGGCGCCCGCTCCGCTCCTGGCCGGTGCCAGCCCGGCGGCAATGGCGGACGCGCTCATGGCGGCCGAGAGCGCCCGCGTGGCCAACCAGGCCCCGGCCCCCCTGCCCAACCCGGGTGGCGTGGAAGTCGATAGCGAGGGCCTCCCCTGGGATGGTCGTATCC